GCGCGGCTGGTGATCTCTGGCGGTAACGTGAACAACGGTACGAATGCCGGGCCTTTCTACCGGAACTGTAACAACGGTACGGGTAATACGAACTGGAACATCGGCGGTCGCCCACTTTGTTAGATNGCCTTTCTACCGGGCCTGTAACAACGGTGCGGGTAATGCGAGCCGGGACCTCGGCGGTCGCCCACTTTGTTAGATTCTCGATTTTTATGGCATCATCGAATTATTCGTTAAGATAATGCCGCAGGTGCGCTTCCTTACCCCTTGGTAAAAATAGGCCGCGAATGGCGCTGGTTAGTACGCCAGGAATGGAGCTGGAAAGTCAGCGAGGCTAACAAAGAGAGTCTGAAAGGAGATAGCCATTCATGGAAGATACACAAAAGCAAGACAAGCTACCACCAATCAAATACACGAAGCGAGTCGGTCACTTATTCGAGCACGTCCGCGACATCGACAACCTGAAGGAAGCGATCAAGGACGCAGCGAGGCATAAGCGGAAGCGCAAAGAGGTCCAGAAGGTCCTGGAGGACATCGATGGACACGCGCTGGAGCTGCAGAAGATGCTGGATGAGGAAACCTTCATACCGGCCAAGTACACAATGCGACGAATCAACGATGGCATTCAGAAGAAGACCAGAGACATCGCGATCCCGCGATTCTGGCCAGATCAGTGTGTGCATCACGCATTCGTTCGCATTTTCAAGCAGATCGTTCTGCATAGCGCCTATCCATTCAGCTGCGGATGCGTACCAGGAAAAGGAACGCACGGAGCAAAGACCGCGATCGAGAAATGGATCAGGAAGGATCCAAAGCACACCAAGTACGTCCTGAAGCTGGACGTCCGGAAATGCTATCCAACCATGAACCACGAAGAACTCCGAAAGAAGCTGCAACGCAGGATAAAAGATAAGAAGTTCCTGCGCCTGGCGGACCGGATCATCGCGAGCTTTCAACAGCCGATGGCCACGCACGAAAGACTGCAGCCGGAGACCGATGCGGTAGGCATCCCGGTCGGGCTCTTTACCTCGCCATGGTTCTGTAACTTTTTCTTTCAGGACATCGACCACAAGGTCGCCGAGAAAACCGGAACTGCACACAACGTGAGATACGTGGATGACATGGTCTTGTTTGATTCAAGCAAACGACGACTGCACAAAGCTCTCGAATTCATCGAAGCCGAAGTAAAAGCCACGAAGCAGACCGTCAAGGACAACTGGCAGGTCTTTATATTGAGCAAGCGCCCGCTTGACTTCTTAGGCTTCAAGTTCCATCCGAACAAGACAACCATCAGGAAGTCGATCATGCTAAGGATCAGCCGGAAAGCCAGGACGATCGCCAGAGCTGCATACGCATCCATCCGGAACGCGCACGCCATGGTTTCATACATCGGATACATCGTGAATTCAGACAGCCAGCACTTCTACGAGAAATGGGTGCGGCCGTTTGTTAATATAAAGCATCTGAAAGGAGTAATCGCTGATGAAGACAGAAAGCAACATCAGGCCTGCGTCGCAGTTTGAAATTGAGGCGCTCCCGCCAATCGAAGGAAGATCCTGCACCGTCATTTTATATGACAATATCCAGGGACCATTCACACGCCAGGCTTCAGGAGAAGACCAGGAGCCACAGGAATACTTCACATTTGACCGCTACACAGTAGACACAATCTACAGAGAAGGCCTCGCTGCAGCAGTCGCAGCAGACACAGAGACCTGGATCCAGAATGCCAAGGAGGCGGAAGCATCCGGAGAACAGCCATCAGAGCTGGAAATCCTGACAAAGACCGTCACAAAGCAGCAGGCCCAGATCGAGTCGATCAACCAGAGCGTCGACGACATCACGCTCGCGATTCTTGGAGGTGAGTAAAATGTATGAAAGACTGAAAAGATTATACCAGGAAGGACGCGCGTCCGAAGCAATGCTGAAGAACGCAGTCAAGAGAGGATGGATCACAGATGAAGAAATGCAGGAGATCATCGCCTCAAAGAAAGAGCCAGAGGTTCCAGTGTCTGCACCGGAATCCAGATAACACCTGCAGAAGGACATACGAGCCATGCACGGAAAGCTGTCGGTACTTCGGTACCTGCGGCGAGTGCGTGGCTTATTTTATTCCGGCAGGCCAGCAGCCATGCAGAAGCTGCAACAAATTAAATGCAGGAGGGAGGTAGGAACCAATGGACATGACAACAATCGTCGTGGCCGCCAGCATTCCGTCCGCGTTCACAGGCTTCTGTTTCTGGCTCATCGAGCAGAATCTCAAGAAGCGTGCGGACAATGAAAAAGAGGAACGCGAGGAGCGCCAGAAACAGCTGGACGAACGCGAACAGATCAGAGAGAAGAATGAGCTCTGCATCATCAACAGCGTGAACGCAGCCATAGCGCTCGGAGAGGCCACAGCCAGAGCCGTGCAGAGAATCCCGGATGCACACTGCAACGGAGACATGCACGCAGCTCTGGACTACGCTCAGAAGGTCAAGCACGAACAAAAGAACTTTCTGAACGAGCAAGCACTGAAACATATCATCGAGGAAGGAGAACAAACATCATGAAAAACATCGACTGGAAAAGAAAACTGACAAGCAGAAAACTCTGGACAGCAGTGGCATCATTCGTATCAATGATGATCGTAGCCACAGGAGGCGCAGAGAACACAGCCACACAGGTAACGGCACTCATCATGGCCGGAGCATCCGTCGTGGCATACATCATCGGAGAAGGACTCACCGACTCCGCAAACATTGGATCCGACGATTCAGAGGAATAAGAAGCACAAAGCACCCAGGGCGGCCACCAGGCTGCCCTTTTTATTTAGGAGGTATGCAAGATGGCAATCACAGAGAAACAGCAGAGATTCATCGAGGAGATCGCAAAGAACGTACAGAAGTACGCCTACGTTTACGGCATCCTCGTGCATAGCCCAATCATCGCCCAGGCGATCCTGGAATCCGGATGGGGAGAGAGCAAGCTGGCATCCAAGTATTATAATTACTTCGGACTGAAATGCGGCTCCAAATGGACCGGCAAGAGCGTCAACCTCACCACACAGGAGGAATACCAGCCAGGAACCCTGACGACCATCAAGGATAACTTCAGGGTTTACGACAGCATGGAGGAAGGCGTCAAGGGATACTTTGAATTTATCCAGCTGCAGAGGTACCAGAATCTGCGAGGAATCACGGATCCGAAGGAATACCTGCAGACAATCAAAAACGACGGATATGCCACATCGAGCACATATGTCGAAAACAACTACCAACTGATCACTCAGTACAAACTCACTGAATACGACAAGGAAGGAGCAGAAATGAGCAAGATAGAAAAAGCAGTACAACAGATGGAAGCATGGGCCGGAGATGACTCACACGGATACGACCAGACATACAGATGGGGACAGCATGGAGACTTTGACTGCTCCGCAGCAGTGATCCAGGCGTGCGAGAACGCAGGAATCCCGGTCAAGAGCAAAGGCGCAACCTACACCGGTAACATGCTCGCAGTATTCAAAAAATGCGGATTCGTTGACGTTACCAGCAAGGTAAACCGCTCGACCGGCGCAGGGCTTCTCCGTGGAGACGTTCTCCTGAACACTTCACATCACACCGCAATGTACTGCGGCAACGGCAAAGAGGTAGAGGCAAGCATCAACGAAAAAGGAACCGCAACAGGCGGCAAACCTGGCGACCAGACAGGTAAAGAGTTCCTGATCAGAAGCTACCGCAACTATCCATGGACCAACGTCCTCAGATACGCTGCAGAGTCCCAGGCTTCCGGATCCGGAAAGGAAGACGTCACCACAGTGGCCAAGGAAGTGCTGGCAGGCGCATGGGGCAATGGCGATGAGCGAAAGAACAGATTAACTGCTGCAGGTTACGATTACGCAGCAGTGCAGGCAGAGGTCAATCGTCTCGCAAGCGGAGCCTCGACTCCAAAAAAGAGCACGACGGAAGTCGCAAAAGAAGTCCTCGCAGGCAAGTGGGGAAACGGCGATGATCGCAAGAAGAAGCTCCAGGCAGCAGGATATAACTATGCAGCAGTGCAGGCGGAAGTCAATCGCCTGGCCAAAGGTGGAAGCTCCACAAAGAAAAGCGTGACTGCCGTGGCCAAGGAAGTCCTCGCAGGTAAGTGGGGAAATGGAGATGCCAGAAAGAAGAAGCTGCAGGCGGCTGGTTACAACTACAATGCAGTTCAGAAGGAAGTCAACAGACTCATGAGATAAGATGATCCCGACATCAATGTCGGAAACATAGACAGAAGCCAGGGAGGTCAAGCCTCTCTGGCTTCTTTTTTGATGGCCTCAGCATCGGCCAGGAAGAATATATCCCACACGTCCTGCGGGGAGAGTTGATACCGGACCGCGATCCGGACTATGTGCTTGCGCTGGAATGGCTGCCGCCCGTTCCAAATCGTCGAGAAATTGGATGCAGTCATGCCCAGGAAGACCGCAAGCGCCTTATTTGTATCGCCATGATCATCCATGGCCTGTTTCAATTTTTCTTTGTCAAACATTTTGATTCATTCCTTTCTAAAAGGATTACCGTGGAGCGCTTCGATTAAGCTGCGCGGGGAAGCTGCAGAAAACCCAGGATAAAATTTATACAATCATAGGCGACGCCTTTCTGGCCGGTGGCCGGGTGCAAGGTTTACGAGGACGTCCAGCGGGGCTGCCAGACCTTCAGGCTTTCACATTAAAAACCAGGGAAACTTGTCGAACATCAATCCACGGTATCCGTCGCGCTTCTTCCTGCAGGGCTTCGGACCTGCCATCGGCGGTTTAATACCGGAGGCCTAAGCCTCCGCGCTTTTCAATCTTAACACGCTGTAGAGATAAGCTCCTGAATCATCAGAAACGATATCGACATTTGTTAATTTTTCAAGAGCTGATGACATCGGAGTGCCATACGTTCCACGTTCCCAAAGACCGGAACGCTCTGCCATGCTCCAAAAACAACCAGTCTCGATGCCGCCGTTTTCAAAAGGAACGTGCTTCTTGAATACAGATTTTATAAAATTTTCACACCACTCGATTTTTACATTTTTCATTTTTTACGCCTCCTCGCGATAAACTTCTTTGAAATCTTCAACAACGATCGTCCGCTCGGTTCCACCGAGAACCAGCTCGACCTGAACATAATCGCCATCATCATCACAGGACACCGTGATGCTTTCACGGTTGGATTCCAGAACCTCGAATCCGTAATGCTTCAGATCCTGGAGCAGATCCTCCAT